TCAAATGTCGTACCATCAAAACGATATGGCTTGCCTGTGTTATCTACCAGCATTAGTTTTTCTGTACCATCAAAGTCGTACTTTAGAAAACGTACCTTGCCAGTACCACCGATTGTAACACCTGCGCTATTATAAGTAGCATTGTCTGTTACTTGTGTCCAACCAGTTCCTGATGAGAAAAACAAATCTTCGCCACGGCAAGCAAATACTTTGTCATCATACCTGTGTATCCCACGAACAACACCTGTATTAGACAGGGCGTTAGTGTCAAACTTTTCAAAGCCCTCAATACGAGTGTATCCACCAAAGATGGAAGGCTCAAAGTTACGCAGAATACGTGCTGAACCCGGTGCTTGAAAACCCTGCTGATATGGAGACAGGTTTGTAATCAAGCCACCCTTAAATTCAAATGAATGGGTTTGCCATGCATCAGCCATTAGATAGGCAACCTCGAATAACCCATACGCCCACCACCAGTATTTTGTGCAATCAAAGATGACCGCACATAATATGTGTGATTAATTAGCATGGAACGCATATTCTTAATTCCTTCTTGAAATTTTTCTTTAGCAATTAATGCGTCCTGTGAGTTGCCACGAAATAAATAAGCATAGTGCATAGCACCGTCTACAATCACATGTTTAAAGCGTTCTGGAATAGCAGGAACATCATCGTACTTTTCAAGGTCTACAGGTACACGATAATATTCATATACTACTGTGTATGCCGCATTAGGTTCTGGAGTCACAATGTACTCAAGTGCAGGACCGTGTGCTACTAGTTGAGGAACACCTTGTCGGCTAGTATTGTTATATTCTTGGTCTACGTACTTATCAAGATATTCTTCATATGCAATAATGCTAAGACGTGTTGTAGCATTGCCTAACGAAGTATCTTCTTTAATACGAAAACTATCAAAGTCAATTATTTTAGCATCGTGAGGGAAAGGATAACGTGTCACGTTAGATGATAAAACATCTTCTTGCTCAACGTGATTAAAAGGCCAGTTAAATTCAGTTTGATTAATGTCTCGCATAGAAGCATTAATAGCATCCTTTGCGTGAGCATAAAAACCTGAAGCACTATCAAAATTACTAGAAGTAAGTTCCGTTTCATTTAAACGGCGATTAAGTTCATTTACAAGTCCAAGATAATTATATGCCATTACTTCTGCCTTATCGCTAGTTTAACTGTACGTTCAGAAGTGCTACCAGTGTTGTCAACAACCTGACAAGTAAACACATATTCTCTGTTAAGAACACCACCACCAAGATTAATAGTAGCAACAGTGTTTGTATTTGTTTGACTTACATTTTGAATGCTATCAGTTACAGTATTACCTGAAGCAGCAGTAAGTGTTTCTCCGGCATCAATCTGTGTCTTACCAATTTCTGGTGTTTTTACAAACCAAGTGACAGAGGTGATAACAGCAGTATCAAGAAAACGTGACCAGTCCATGCTGTAGTCAAGTGTTTCATCTGGGTCTTTTACAGGCCAACGAAATGACATTTTATATTTTCCTTATGCGGCTGCTCGTCTTTCTGCAGCAGTAGATTGTCTTGCAACATATACAATGCGAGGCTGTTGCTTTTCTACGTACGCAGTTCTACGTCTATCGTAAAGTTCCTTAACTGCCTCAAAGTCAAACTGTATGCCTGTTGCTGTAATTGTTCCAATTGAAACGGTAGCTGACACACTTTCAAGTGCTTCACTTGTATCTACTTCGATAAGTGTTCCAAGTATTGCTGAAGCACTTACGCTTGAAATAGGTCCAATTGTTACTACAAAGTTAAAGACATCGTTTACAGTAGTAGTACCTACAACTCCAAGTACAGGTACAGTCTTAACAGAACGAATGTTCCAATTGTCATTTACTGCAAATGTAGCACTTACACCTGTAAGTATCTCTGTTACATTTACTTGGATTGAACCCAAGGATGTTGTAGCAGACACGCTGTTAATTGCTTCTGTAGTTTTTGCTTCCAGTGTACCGATGGAAACAGTAGCACTTACACTAGCAATACTTTCAGTAATATTTACTTGTAGTGTGCCTACAGAAACAGCAGCAGATACGCTATCTATTGCCTCAGAGATGTCAATCTCAAAACCAGTAACCGCAACAGATGCTACTGTTACTGTACTACTAACTCCTACTAATGCAACATTAGGCGTTACAACTCCGTATAAAGGGGAGCCATAAACGCCAGTTCCGTAAAGTGCATCAGAGGAATCGTAGAACGCCATGTTCTACTCCTTACGCAATGCGAATAATTGCGTTAGATGCGTCAGCAGTTGGAAATTCAATAGTCAAGTCACCAGCAGTAGCAGCAACAGTACCACCAAAGTCAATGACAGCAATTGCTTTGTTACCCTGAGAAGAGTTGTAAATAATACAACCATCAGCTGATACAGTTACATCAGCAAATACTTCATCAGTAAAGTCAAGGTAAGCAGTTGTACCACTTGTCGCAATTATTGCGCCATCAAGTGCTTGACCACCAGCAGTATAGTTAGTACCAGTAGCTTCGTCTGAGTTACCAGTAACATCAGAATAATTTGTAGTTGTAGCATCATATGTGCCAGTAGGGGTATCTTTAATAAGTGCCAGTTTAAGCACATCTGTATCTAGGTCGTGAACGCCGCCCATCAGTTCAGATTTGAAACTGGTACACATAGCAGTTGTAATTGCCATAGTTTATCTCCAATGTAATAGAAAGATGTAAAGGGGCAACCCGAAAGCTGCCCCAATACAGTGTTTAGGCGAGGTTGTACGCAGCGTTTACAATTGCCTCTGGACGCAGAATCTTGCGACCGTAGAGGTGCATACCACGAACAATGTCAGCAAAGCTGTCAGGGTCACGATATGTTTCGGTCTTGTTAATCTGCTCTGCAGTAGCAACAGCAGAATCATGACCGCCAACAATCACACCGAAGTTGGTAGCATTAGTACCGCCAGTTGTGGCAGGACCAGTACCAAGTACAGGCAAGTTGTTGGAAACGTAAATGCGGAAACCATGCAGGTTGTTCAGTACTAGACCGTTCTGAAGACCTGAACCACCGAAGTCAGCGTCTAAGAGACGTGAATCTTCGTCCATCAGGATTTCTTTCATCACTGGGTCAATGACCAACCAACGACCACGGGTATCAACATTCTGTTCATCCAAGCGGCGAGCCATACGTGCAATAATTTGCAGTGGGTTAGCTTCACCAGCAGTTGAAGGAACGCCTGATGTACCAGCACGTGGAATGATACCAATTGACTGACCTGAAACACCACCGTTAAAGTCAGACGCATCCAACTTGTTAGCGGCAAGTAGTTCATCAGAACCAGCAGTAGTATCTGCCTTAGTACCATTTACTACATCGTTCACAGTATCTGCATTGTCATGCAAAGCAGACTGCTTGTAGCCTGACAGGTAGCCAAGAACGTCTTGGTCATACTGGTCAGCAAGGCGATACGCAGCACGGTCACTTGCCAGAGACTGGAAGTTTACGTGTGAGTGAGCCTCTTCGATGTCGTCAACCTTAAATGCAAAGTAGTTAGCTTTGTCAATTGTTAGGCTGAAGTCAGCATCGTCAATGTCCTGTGGGACAATTGTTGTACCACGAAGGTACGCGGAAACTGAGATTTCAGGTTCCTTGATGATTTTGACAGAATCGCCCATATTTGCGATTTCACCAAAGTAATCAGAGTTAGTAATCGCTTCCGAAACAGCGGCCTTGCGGAAAGCAAGTTGCACCTGTTTGGAGTAGATTACTGGCGAAAAGTTGCCGTTTGGAAGGTTATTCCAACCGACTGCACTACCGAATGCCATGTTAATTTCTCCTATTTAGCATTAGTTACAGATGCAAACTTACCAGACTATTTAGAGGCTGATTCACTATGGGTGCGTTATTTATCTAGTTGGCCTACCAGATATCAAACGGGCCATGCTACTCAGGTAATCCGTAAGACTGAATTGTTTGCGAGGATGTGTAAGCAAGTAGCTAACTCACTTACACTAGTATGCATATAGTTATACCTATATTTAACTACATGTCAACACTTTTTTTTATCGGGCTGAACCCGACATATCATAGACAAACTTTCCTGAACGGATAGCTTCCATGATTTCATCAGAACGCTTCTCATATTCTTGAGGAGACATCTTTTGAACTTGTGATTCACGTAAATACGTAGACTGTTCTTCTTCTTGTGGCTTACTACGTGAGTTACGTGTACTTACTGACTTAGCTGCATCACTGTTAGTTTTTTTCTTTTCAGTAATTCCTTTGTCAGCTTTATATAAATCAATTGCACGTGCAGCAGACCTTGCGTCATTATCATTATCGTATAATGCTTCTTGTACCCACTTAGGTTGTTCTTCAGCCCATTCATGAAATGCATCGCTATCACGAATGTCGCCAAAGTCAGGGTGTATACGCATTAGTTCTGCTTCAGCTTTTTCTTTCTTTGCAGACGACTGCATATCATCAATTGCTTTTACACGTTCTTCAAGAGCAGATGATTGCTCTTTA